AGAACCCGGAAGCTTTAATGCCATATTATAATGAAGTTTTCTATTTAGAAGAGGGTGAATACCTATCTTTGAACCTATTGTTTTAAGTGTATCTTCAATAATATTTTTCTTTTTCTTTTTCTTTTTAATAGGGGGTTCTTTATCGTCAGTTTTTATTATTTTCTTTTTAGGTGGTGGCACATACCCCCAGGTTTCTCCATAATCTCTAGGCCCAGTATCTCCTCTAACTTCGGCTGTCTGTCCTTGACCCCCTCTACTCTTTGCAGATTGTTCACTTTTACTTGCATACGCAGCATCTCCACGATAACCTGGTCTTCCTGGTCCTGGTTGGACTAATTGAGAAATTCCACCGTTAGCATAATCTCTCTCCCAACGCTTTGCTATTTCCGGATGGTTAGCGTGTAGAAATCTTCTCTGCTTTTCAGATTGAAAAGGCATTAGCTTCTAGGACCTTTTAATGTTTTAACGTCCTTTCGTTTCATAATATCGGATCTTGCTTTTGCACGATTAGACATTTGTTGTTTTTCAATAGAAGTTTTTGCTCTTAATAAAGCAAGATCTTCGTTTTGCTCCATCTTGTCTTCTTGAATATCTCTATTCATCAACATTTTAGTTTTATCTAAATTGATTCGAGCTTCGTCTTCTTGTTGTTTTCTTTGATTGTCTTGAGCTTTAAGATCAAGCTCTCTAGCTCTAAGTTTTGCAATTGGATCGTTACCAAAGTCTCCACTTACTTTTTTCTCTTCTTGTAAGAAGTCTTCCATCATCTCAGCAATTAGAATTGCTTTTCTAGCTTCAATTTCTAACTGAATTCTTTCCATCTCTTGTTTAACTTCTGGATTCTGTGCGACTTGTGGATTGGTTTGCATCAACTGTTGTAATTCTTGAATTTTTATTAATTTATCCCTCATTTCCATTTGAACCTGTTCATCAGCCATTAAAGCAATATGTTCAAAAACATTCTTTTCTAATGAAGCAGTAATCTGTGGATTATTCTTCGCCATAGCTGTTGCCATAAAAGCAACGTGTGCTGTTATATGTGCTTGGTGATCTTGCCCTGTAAATGCTTGGAAAGGTTTACCCGCCATTGCATCTATATGTTCCAACGCCGGATTTTTAGGTGCCGGTGGTGGAGGGGGTGGTAATACTTGGTCAATATTCTTAACGCCCATTGCTTCATACATGTCTCTATAAGCCTCATATAAATTATGCATTTGAGGATTAGACTGAGCTAATTGTAATTCTGTTTGAGCTGTTGCAATCCTTTGAGTCATTGAAAATATATTTGGATCTGCAACCGGTAGTATGTCAATTTTGTCATCAAAGTCTGTCTGTTTAATCTCACGTTCTCCACCTACTACATCATACGGATAAACCGGAGGTAAGTAAGTTGAAAATACATTCGACAATAAAACAAACTCATTTTTCATTGAAGCATACAATCGCTTATGGATTGCTGACATTACCCTAGAGCCTCGCTCTAATAGGGCTACCGTCGTACCAACAGCGGCCTGTTGGTTCCCGTCCCCGACTTGCATGTCAGCAATGGACGCGAATCTTTGACCTGCATCTACACAAATCCCCATCAACTGCAATAAAGTCTGTGAAGGTTCCTTGTAAGGCAAATTCATAAAAGCATCTTTTAGATTTCCACCGGGGGCGTCTACATCACGCCATTCACCTGGTGCAAGAGATTGGGCCTCATCTCTAACTCTGATCCCCCTCTGTTTAAATCCTGAAGGTAAATTGGAGAGTGTACCTGCATCTATGAGTTGACGAAGAGCAGACGTTGCTGCTTTTGTTAGACCGCCAATCATATGGATTAATCCAAAGCCGTAAAATCCAAGTCCGGGTAGAAATTTAAAGTGGACAAAATATTCGATTTTATTTTTCTTCGGATCGTCTAATCTATAATTTCTTCTTATAGACAATACTTTTCGCGTTCCATTGTCGATTGTTACAATGTATGGAATTTTTATACCGGTAGGGGTTCCATCTTCACCCCTATCTTCAAAGCCTTCGAGATCTAAATCAACATGACATTCTATTAAAGTATAGATTGGATTATTTTTTTGATAACCTGTTGCTCTAGTTCCTTGTATCTCGCTCTCTTTTTTCTTCAATTCAGTTTCTTCATAGTAAGGAGATCCCAGTTCTATATCTCTATAGAAACCGGAAACTTGTTGCTTACGTAAATCATTCGCTGAAATTTTTAAAATATGACATATGGACTCCGTATCTTCTAATGAGGTAGCAGAGTACGGAACCACTAAGTCATCTGCAGGAACAAACTTTGATACAGCTCGTCCCAGTAAATCGTCATAATAAACTTTTTTAAAAGTTGATCCGGCTAATGGTAAATAAAATAACATTTGATCAAACTCCGGTTCAAATTCTTTCATAACATCCATTAACTGGTAGTTCATGAAATTTTTAACTCTCATCGATTGATCTTGTTTTTCTCTTGTCGGTCTTCCTAAGACCTGACATCTTACCGGACCATCGGCCGGTAATAATTCTTTATAAGCTTGCGCTTGAAACTGTGTAATGGCTTCAGCTAAAACCGGGTGAGTTACTCCTGAAGCTCCTTGGAAAGGTCGTGTTCTTTGTTCGAACTTAAAACCCAATAAGTCTAAACCTTGTGTATAGGTTCTCTCCCATTCTCTTCTTGATTCTTTGTAGTCCGTATAGTTACCAAATAATTCCGCACCAACAGGATCTAAAATAGAATCGGGCAACAAGTCTGCTAAATTCGCATAGTGATCATTACCTCCTTCTGGTGAAGCTGCACCCGGTTCAAAATTAATATCTACTGAACCATCTTCATTTTCTATCATCTCCGTATTCTCGGGAGACGGCATAGACTCTTGTATCTCTGTTGCTACTTCTGTTTGTTCTTGTTCTGAGGGTATTCTAACTGATTGCCTAACGTTTGGTAGGCTCTTATCTACTTCTGCCATATATTTTCTCCAATCTTTCTGGTTTATATTGTTTTGTGTCTTTAATCAAGCCTCTAGGGTCTGGGCCCTTTACAGGCGGGATTGATTTCCATTTTACGTTTTTCATGTTTTTGACTAATGTGGGGTTTTTCATTGATGTCTATTTATAATGTATTGATCAACACCTGTTAGATTATCTTCTTTTTTTTCTTCAAGTTCAAAGTTTAAATTAATACCTTTGGCTGTCTCTTGACTCTTTTTTAATTCTGCAGCCGCTAATGCATTTTCTATTTTATCTTTTTCAGCTTTCTCGGCTGCTATTTCATCCATAAAACTCGCAGACTGTGCTTGTGTACTAATAGCTTTACCTAGCTCCCCCTTACCAGTTAACCACCCAGAAGCCGATAGTCCGGCAATTTCAGGTGGAACTCCCAACAACGTACTTATCGCAAAGTCAGTTGCTGCTAATGCACCACTAGGCATTACTCTAAAATTTTTACCAGGCAACATCTTCCAGACACCCTGACCTTTATCTAAAATTTTTCGTGCAAAGATTTGCGGCTTGGTTCTACTTGACGTCTTTTCAGTTTTTAGTTTATCTGCAGTATCAACACCCTCAATCATTTTCAAATCTTCTATTTTTGCTTTTTTTAAGAGATAATCTCTATATACTTTTAATTCGTTCTTATCTAACTTGGATATGTCTTTGCTCATATCTTTTTGAATCCATTTTGAAGAATCCCCCCCGATACTATTTCCCTTAGCAAAAGAAATAGAACCATCTGCGCCGATTATTGCATTTATTTTTCTATATTTTAATAAACCTTTATCCTGAGGAAATTCTTTATAATGTCCATTTATTACTTTCTCTGCTTTTGCATCTATGGCTTTTAATTCAGCATCTATGTTTTTTGCATTAAAAATATTTACATCACTTAAAAGATTCACTCTTTCTTTAGCAATTGCTAATAATAGTCTATTATTTTTTCCCAGTCTCGCATTAACTTCTTGAGAAATGATTACAATGTCTTTTGTTCTAACATCAAACTCATCCCCAAGAGAATATAAATGATGGGCTGGATGACCTGTAGTCCCACTAATTCTTTTTACTTGATATTTTTTTAAAAGCCTATCTCTTTCAACTTTATGAGCTGATTTTTCTTCAGCAGAAAGCTTGGCATATTCCAAATCATTAGCATTCTTATGTCGCGCCATTAAATCATGAATTCCGTCTTTTGAATAACCTTTAAGAAATTGTTCATAAATTTCTGCATGAGTTAAAACCCCAGCTTTTTTTCCACCTG